TATACAAACTGTTGCAGCAGCACAAGACAATCCAGAGATTATGGGATTACTAGAACAGTCTCCTACAGGACCAGCGATTATGGCAGCAGCATCTTCATACGTTAATGATCATTTAACAATGAAGTTTAGAGATCAAGTACAAGAAGAACTTGGTATAGAGTTACCACCATTAGGTGAACCTTTACCAGCAGATGTAGAGAAACGTATATCTGATCTAGTTGCAGAAGCTGCAGGAAGAGTAACTGAAAAAGCTAGAATGCAAGCAGAACAGCAAAGAATAGCTGAACAACAACAAGACCCTCTGATCATGATGAAGGAAAGAGAAGTTGCAGCTAAAGAAGCTGAGGTGCAAAGAAAAGCTATGGGTGATCAAGCAAGATTTACTCTAGCTGCACAGAAGCAACAAGCTCAACAGGTTCTTGAACAAGAAAAAATTGAAGTTGAAAAAGATAAGCTATCAGTTGAAACACAAATAGCTGGTATGGAAGTAGGACAAAAAATTGCTAGCGATATGCTAGATGAAGAGAAAGAAAGCAAAAAGCAAGCAAAAGAAGATTTTAAATTAGGTCTTGACATGGCTAAGGATATAGTTAAAGATATCAATTAGTATGTCAAATGATATCAATGAGCAATCACTTTCTGAGTGGTTAAAGGTTAGAATCAGAGATGTCATGAACGAACACGCAGATCATGTTGCGACAGGTAGTATAAAAGATTACCCAGAGTACAAAAGAATCTGCGGCATAATAGAGGGCTTGGCTCTCGCAGAACGTGAGATGTTGGACTGGATAGAACAACATACACGGGAAATATAGGAACTCAACTCCTTAAGTTGTGCAAATATGAGTAAAAAAGAAATAAAGAAACCTAAAAACTTTAAAGAGCCGAAGGTTGATGAAAAAGCTAAAAGTCAGTTACCTGACCCACAAGGCTGGAAAATTCTAGTAGCTATGCCACAAGCAGATGAAAAAACTGATGGTGGTATTCTTAAAGCAAGTTCAACAATTAAAGACGAAGAGGTAAGCAACATATGTGGATATGTTCTTAAGCTTGGTCCTGATTCTTATAAAGACGCAAATAGATTTACTAAGCCTTGGTGTAAAGTAGGTGATTGGGTAATATTTAGAGCTTATTCAGGTACTCGCATGAAAATGTATGGACAAGAGTTTCGTTTAATAAACGATGATACTGTGGAAGCAGTAGTTGAAGACCCAACAGGAGTAGTAAGAGCATGAGTGATCAACAAGTAGAAACCTCTATAGAAACTTCATATGAAGCAGATGCTGAAGGTAATATAAAACCTCAGTCAATGGAAGATAAATTTTTTGGTGTAAAAACACAAATTACAAAAGAAGATAGTAAAGATTCAGATGATCTTGATGTTGAAGTAGTTAGTGATGTTCCTGAAGAAGACAGAAGGGCACCAAAACAAGAAACTAAAGATGAGCCTGTAGATAGTGATGTTATTGATAAAGAAATAGCAGACACTAGCAAAAGAGCAGGTGATCGTATTAATCAAATTAAATACGAGTATCACGAAGAACGCAGAGCAAAAGAAGCAGCTAAGAGAGAATCATCCGAAGCAGTCAATAGATTAAAAACTGTTATGGCTGAAAACCAAAGATTATCTGAATTAGTAAATACAGGTGGTCAAGCTCTTAATCAACACGCTGTAGCTAATGCTCAGTTTGCTAAAGTAAGTGCACAAGAGAAGTTTAAGAAAGCTTATGATGAGGGTGATGCAGATGCAATGGCACTAGCTCAAGAAGAATTATCTAAAGCAACATTAGCTGAACAACAAGCACCTGGATATGCTAGAGCAATGCAAGCACAAGCAGCACAAGCAGTACAAGCTCAACCGCAAATTCCAGAACCAGACCCAGCAATGAAAGCATGGGCAGGTAAGAATCCTTGGTTTATGGGTAGTGAACCTGTACACAGAGAGATGACATCTTTTGCAATGTATGTCGATCAAAAGTTGCAAGCAGAAGGTGTTGATCCAGTAGGACAAGCAGAACAATATTATGGCAAAGTAGACGAAGCCATGAAAGAACAATTTCCAAGTTTTTTTGGTGTACCTCAACAAGCGGAAGCTGGAGGAGAGGTACAGATAGAAGAAGAAAAACGACAACCATCGAATGTCGTAGCTCCCGCAACGAGGAACAGTGGAGCTAATAAGAATCCTCGCAATGTACGTTTGACGCAGACGCAAGTAAAACTAGCACGTTCACTTGGTATAACGCCTGCTCAATACGCAAAACAATTACTTAAGGAGACATAATGTCAGAAGAAGTTAAAATTAATCAAGAAGCTGTAGTAGACAATGTTGAAGCAGTGGAACCAGTGCGTACCCCTAGGGGTTCAGAAGACCGAGAGGTTCACCAACGTGTAGAAAGTTGGGAAAACCCCTCCAATTTACCAAGTCCTGATCCACAACCAGGCTGGGTTTTTAGATGGATACGAACAAGTTTATTAGGTAATACTGATAATCCTAATGTATCTAAAAAATTTAGAGAAGGTTGGCAACCATGCAGAGCAGAAGATCATCCAGAATTACATATTCATATGATGGACTACAAATCTGAGTGGGCGGAAAAAGGAAATTTAGAAATTGGTGGGCAGTTACTATGTAAGATGCCAAAAGAGAAAGCGGAAGCTAGAGATGCCTATTTTAAAAATGTGGCAAAAAATCAGATGGAATCTGTAGATAACGTATATTTTAAGGATCAAGATTCTAGAATGGCTACCAAACAAGTTTTTGAAAGAAAGTCTAAAACTACCTTTGGTAAAGATTCTTAGTCTTGTTAGATTAACAATTTTTATTTAACAGAAGGAGGAAGCTATGGCTTCATCAGCAGCTCCTATGGGAGCTAGACCTGTTGGATCATTAGTATCATGTGCATACAATGCAAAAATTAGTCATTATAAGATTAAGAATGCATACGGCACAGCCATATTTTATGGTGACTTTGTAAAGTGGGGGGATGACAATCCAAACACTACAATACAAAAAGATACTGGAACTACTGCTTGTACACCTATTGGTGTATTTTTAGGATGTTCTTATACTGACCCAACATCAGGTCAATTCGTAAATAACAATCAATTCCCAGCATCACTTGCTGCGGATGATATTGTTGCATATGTTGCTGCAGACCCATTTGTTGTAATGCAAATGCAATCAGACGAATCACTTAACCAAGATGATATTGGTAAGAATGTCGCTGTTGTGCAAACCGCAGGATCAACTTCAATAGGTGTCAGCAAAAACGCAGTAGACGGCAGTACAGCAGCTACTACTAATACACTACCTTTAAAGATTATTGACTTTGTCGATGGTCCAGATAGTGCAATTGGTGATAGTTACACTGACGTATTAGTTATGTTCAATGTTGGACATCAATATTTAAACACAACAGGTATAGGTTAATAGGAGAATATCATGGCAGCTATTTCAAGAGCTAACGAATTAAAACAACTCCTACCAGGACTTAATGCCCTGTTTGGAGATGAGTATAATAACTACGAGAATGAGCATGAAATGATTTATGAGAGTGAAAACTCAGACAGATCATTTGAAGAAGAACTAAAACTTTCAGGTTTTGGTGCTGCTCCAGTTAAAGATGAAGGTGCTTCAGTATCTTATGATGTTGCACAAGAATCTTTTGTAGCTCGTTATACACACGAAACTATTGCTTTAGGCTTTAGTATCACAGAAGAAGCTATGGAGGATAACCTCTATGTTTCACTATCTGCTAGATACACAAAAGCTTTAGCAAGAGCTATGGCTTACACAAAGCAAGTCAAATCAGCTTATCCGTTAAACAACGGCTTCAGTAATTCATTCCAGTCTGGAGATGGGGTAAACCTATTTACAGCAGATGGTGATGGTGTTACTGGAGGTGATGGACACCCATTGGTTAATGGCGGTAAGAACTCTAACAGACCATCCACAGGTGCTGACCTGAATGAAACATCTTTAGAAGATGGAGTAATTCAAATTGGTAAGTGGACGGATGAAAGAGGTCTTAAGATCGCAGCTAGACCAAAGAAACTTATTGTTCCATCTGATCTTCAGTTTGTTGCAACTCGCTTATTAGAGAGTGAATACAAGCCAAGTTCTGCTGATAACGATGTCAATGCAATCAGAAACAATGGTGTTATACCAGAAGGCTATGCAGTTAATCATTATTTAACTGATACTAATGCTTTCTTCTTAACAACAGATGTGCCTGATGGCATGAAGCATTTTGTTAGAGCACCTATGGTGACTAGCATGGACGGAGACTTTGATACTGGAAACGTAAGATACAAAGCTAGAGAAAGATATTCATTTGGAGTATCTGATCCGCTAGGTATCTGGGGTTCACCAGGTTCAAGCTAAAATTTGTAGGGGAGCTTTTGCTCCCCTCTTTTTATATCTAGGGATTTATTAATTTGTTTATCAACTGCCCTAGCAGACAAGCCAAGATGATAAACTTTTTCCGCAGGAGGAAATATGGCGAATACGACTTTTAATGGACCAGTAAGGTCCGAAGGAGGTTTTGAACAAATCTCCATAAACTCAAGTACAGGAGCAGTAACTACAAATTTAGATGTAGACAGCAGTGGTAATATAGTTACCTCTGGTTCCGTACTTCATTATGATAATATTGTTGACGTTACTGCAGCAACGTATAGTGTTACAGCAGCACAGTCTGGTTCTGTTTTTACTTTAAATAGAGCAGCAGGTATTGTGGTTACACTACCAACTGCAGCAGCAGGTCTACAATATACATTTATAGTAGGCACTACATTTACAGGTGCAGGACAAATAAACACACAAAATACGAGTGACTTATATTCAGGCTTTGCCCAGATATTTGATCCAGCAACAGCAGGTGATACAAACACTTTTATTCCTGATGCTAGTGATGACGATACTATTGATTTAGGTTCAGCAGCACAAGGTTGGGCAGTTGGTGGAATTATTCGACTAAAAGCAACAACAGCTGCAGTTTGGCATTGTGAAGCGTTTCTTCATGGTGATGGAACTTTAGCTACTCCATTTGAGTAAGGAGTAAATTATGGCTGATGCAGTAACTTCACAAACCATTATTGATGGTGAAAGAAACTGTGTTATGAAGTTTACCAATGTCAGTGATGGCACTGGCGAATCCGCAGTAGCTAAGGTAGATGTTTCTGCCTTAGCAGCTAACGCAGCAGGTGTATCCTGTTCAGAAGTTAGAGTAATGCGTATAAGCCATGCCATTGTTGGTATGTCTGTTCAAGTGTTTCTTAATGCTTCATCTAATGTTCTATTAATGGAACTAGCTGAAAGCAGTAATGGACACATGGATTTTAAAGACTTTGGTGGACTTCCAAATAATGCAGGAAGTGGTAAAGATGGAGATATCCTCTTTACTACTAAAGGTCATTCAAGCGGAGACACTTATTCTATTGTTTTAGAAATGGTTAAAGTGTATTCTGATTAAGGAGAGCAATATGAAATATTTTATTTCAGAAAATGGTAATTTCCCAGCACAATACTTTGTATTGGCAGAAGGAGATGATGGTATTCTAAGACCTGTTTTTGGTCCTGATCCTGATCTAGAGGATGCTCAACGTAAACACGCTGAGTTATCTGGTTCAGAGAAAAGAGCTAGAGACAGTAAAGGTCACTATAAAGCAGATGATCTATCTACTCCAGATATAAATGAAGCTTATGTTTCAGGGAAAGCTCCTGCTAAAAAGCGTGGAAGACCAAAAAAGAAAGGATAATAATTAACAAAGATACAGTGCTTAACCTTTAAGTTTTATTATTTATAGGTTAAGTTTCTGTTCTTTACAACAAAGATAAGGATAAATTATGAAATACGGAAACAAGAAAAAGAAAAAGAAAATGGCAGTAGGCGGTGTAGGCAAAGTAAAAAAAATGCGTGCAGGCGGACCTACTGGTAGAAGACCAATTCCAAAAAATGTACCAGGTGGCGGTGGCATGGTTCCAGGACAACTACCTCCTGGTCTTATAGGTAGAGCAGTACCACCAAAACGACCAATTGGACCTAAAGTACCTATGAAAATGGATGCTGAAGGTAGAAGAGGAATGAAAGGTGGCGGAATGACACCTAAAGGAATGACACCTAAAGTTGTTTCTTTCCAAGATGACATTAAAAAAAGATTTGGGTAATTTAATAATTACACATAATGTCTAGAGCCAAAAGAGAAAGACCTATACCTAAAACTACAAAAGGTAAAGGTGCTAACTACCGACCTACTAAGTCTGGTGCTGGTATGACTGCTAAAGGAGTGCGTGCATATCGCAAAGCAAATCCTGGATCAAAGTTAAAAACAGCAGTAACAGGCAAAGTTAAGAAAGGTAGTAAGGCTGCAAAACGCAGAAAGTCTTATTGTGCTAGGTCTTTAGGACAGCTGAAAAGAAGTTCAGCTAAAACTAGAAATGATCCTAACTCAAGAATAAGACAGGCTCGCAGAAGATGGAAATGTTAATTAGAGGTAAATATGGCAACAAGCGGTACAACAACATTTAATTTAGATTTATCAGATATCATGGAAGAAGCATATGAACTATGCGGTCTTACTATGCGTTCTGGTTATGATTATAGAACTGCAAGACGTGCTTTAAATCTTATATTTTTAGAATGGCAAAACAAAGGCTTAAACCTTTGGAAGATAGAACAAGCAACTCAAGCTTTAACTGCAGGCACTAGCAGCTATGCTGCAGAAACTTCTGCGTTAGAAATAGTTGATGCTTTTATACGAACAGATTCTGGAGATACTGATAAACAGTTTGATCAACAACTTACTAGAATATCTAGAACACAGTACAACCATCAAGCAAAGAAACTGTCTAAGTCAAAACCTACACAGTTTTATGCTGATAAAGGTACTGGTGGTATTAATATAGTTTTATGGTCAACACCTGATGATGCACAAACATATACTTTAGTTTATGACTACATAAAAAGAATTGAAGATGCAGGTAGTGTTGCAAGTAATAATGCAGATGTACCAGCAAGATATCTTCCATGCTTAACTTATGCACTAGCATATAATATAGCCTGTAAAGAACCTGAAGCTCAGAATAGAGTTAACATGATTAGGCAAAGATACATGGAGCTATGGGATGAAGTTTCTGATGCTGATAGAGAAAGAGCAGCAGTAAAGTTTGTACCAGGTGGAAGTGTTTATTAAAAATGTCTTATGCAGTAGGTTCAAAAGCACTAGGTATATGTGATAGATGTGGTTTTTCATATAAGCTTAATGAGCTTAAGTATGAAGTAGAAAACGAAACTAGAAATGGATTAAGAGTTTGTAGTAATTGTTTTGATCCAGATCAACCACAATATCAAGTAGGCAAACTAAATACCTCTGATTCACAAGCATTATTTAATGCAAGACCAGATAGCGGAGAAAAAGATTCAACTGTTTACTTTGGCTTTGATCCTGTTAATAGCAGTGGCATAGTCTTAAGAGGCAATATAGGAGATGTAAAAATTACAATAGGATGACATACTCAGAATTAAAAAGTTTAATACAAGATTATTTACAAAATACAGAAGCTACTTTTGTAGCAGACTTGCCTACAATAATTAAGCAAGCAGAAACAAGAATACTTAAAACAGTTAAGCTTCCTGTGTTTAGAAAAAATGTTACAGGAAATTTAACATCAGGTAATCAATATCTATCAACACCAACAGATTTTCTAGATAACTTTTCTTTAAGTATTACAAACTCTAGTTCACAAGAGTTTCTTTTATTTAAAGATGTTAATTTTGTAAGAGAGGCTTATCCAAATGCTTCTACTACAGGAGTACCAAAGCATTATGCTTTGTTTGATAATACATCTTTTATTGTTGGACCAACACCAGGTTCTGGTTATACAGTAGAGTTACATTATTTCTATCAACCAGATTCACTAACAGCTGGTTCTGATTCAGGAACTACATGGTTGTCTACTAATGCTGAGAATGCATTGTTGTATGGATGCTTAGTAGAAGCTTACACCTACATGAAAGGAGAGCCTGATCTTATGGCAACCTACGAAAAAAGATATGATCAAGCTTTAGCTAGATTAAAAA